GCAAGATTAGCTAACAGCACATAGATATCACTGTGTAAGTTACGTGCTTCTTCTGCTGTTAGTGCTAATTGTTTACTACCAGTCTGGTTCATTAGTTTTACTTTATCGTTGAACTTTTTAATTGCTAGACTGATCTTTTCCATATTATTGTTGCTCCTCTTGTGGAGTTAAATTTTGATAATATTGGTCAAACAACCAAAAATTACCACCATAACCTAAAATGCATGCGGCTTCCATATTCATTTCTAATGCCATCCACGAGTTTAATTCATTGTTGATTATGATTACGATTGTGTTATCTGGGTAATTGTCTTTGATGTTTGCGCCTTGCCAGAAAACTTCGTAGCCTTGATCTTCTGCCATTGTTAACACACTCTGACTGGCGTAGCACTCTACTGGCTTGCTTCTTGTTACAGATTCTTCTTCTTCAGGATCCATCAACTCTTGTGCGAATATTTCTGCACCGATTGTAATTGCACCTGTTGTGACTACACCTAAAATAAATCCTTGTATAAATCTTTTGATCATAATTGTTTTAACTTTTCTAACATTTGTTGTTCTGATTTAAATGGACCATGATACTTGTATCTACTGAGTAGAATATTCTTTGGACAAAACTCTTTTGACCATTTATTACCAGCCCTGACCAAATAGTACCCTGCGCAGTATTGACTACGACTCTTTGGTGTTTTGTTGTAAATTGGTATTTGTCTTTGCACATCAAATACTTCGTTGTAGACCCTACTGGTTGCTGGGTACCCATAAACCAAATTTTCTTTGTCCCTGGCAGTTTTTTCTGCACCAGCAAACTGTATGTTGTACTTGGACTTTATGTTTTTTACACTAGCGTATGTTTCTCTTTGATCATTGTGTACATAAACAAAGCCACCATTTTCAACTGCTTGTATAGTAGCAACCTGATTACCAGATTGTTCTACTACCCAATATTTGTTCTTGATTATGGTTTTTGCTACTAGGTCATTCATGCTGTTAGTTCTTCCTGGATATACCTGTTAAGTTCGTGATCCCCTACATCCTCTGGTATTTCATTTTTATAGAATAATCTATAACTGTCACTTCCATACTTGCCAATGCCATACAATTCTGTAGCATCTTCTCCGTCCCAGTTTTCAAACTGCTCACTCATGCGACACAGTCTTTTTAACCGTACATGTTTCATTCCAAGTGGTTCAATTACTTGTTCAATCTCTTGCGGTAGTGCCTGCAACAATTTATCATGCGTGGGCCACTTAGCAAAAAACTCAGGTAGTACACGTTTAACCTGTTTGCGATTCGTACAGTTTAAACATATAACACCAACCATGTGTTGCCACACGTTGTCTACTTGCTGTTGGACCATTCGTTCATCAATCATTCTGGATTGCCTGCTCCTAAAAACTCTGCATACTGCTGGCTGTGTTCACTTAATCTGTTAAGATCATACTTGCCACAAAACTTCAAAAACTGTGCGCCCACCATTGGTCTCTTTCTACTTACTTTACCTTCTGCAATAGTGGTTGCAATTTGTTGCTTTACTTCATCTGGTTGTGCAGTAAGGTCGACCAATACCTTGTTACGTTCATAATCATCCAACACTCTGTGTTCTTCACCGTTATGGTCAGTCCAACGTTGTAACATCAAGTTGTTCCAATTAAAACCTTTTGCATTTCTGTCAGCGTAGGCTTCAAGCAATCCAACTTTGTTCTTGCTACCTTTCTTGCGTACACCTGGATATGCTGAAAATACATTGTCTGTTGAATCTCCACGCATACATTTTTCAAACAAGATCCACTCTGGGTCGGGTATTTGCTTGGGCTCTTTGGTCTTTTTGTCTAGCACCAACTTGCCTCTTTTATCAAATATACCTTCCAGTGTGTGCAATTCATCTGACACACCGTTGTACTGCTGTACGTTAGATGCCAACAATTGATAAAAATCAGTGTCACTGCTGATGATAACATGTTCGTCATCTGGGTGTGCTTGTACCCATCCAGCAATCAAATCATCTGCTTCTAAATTACCATGGCGCATCACAGTACAGTTTGTTTTTTCGTCTAGGAAAGTTTTTAGTGAATCAAATGCTTCCCAAAACAATGCGTCTTCTTCTGCTTGTGCTTCTGTTAGTGCTTGTCTTGCAACTGTACGGTTTTTCTTGTAAGGCTCATAAAAGTCTTTGCGCCAACTACGTCCTTCTAAACAGAATACAACATGGTCTGCTTTATGATCACGCCACGCCTTGTTTACACTAGACAGTGTAACGTGTATAGCAAAACCAAGTTTATCCCAGGTGTCTGCTTGACGATGTGCGCTGTGTCGGGCACGAAAGAATGTGTTTGCTGTGTCTACAATAAGATATTTCATTTAATAATAGTAGCATATTATAACAACTTGGTCAAGTGCGGCATCAAGTATTCTGCCCATTTGCGATGCCCGTCTGCTCTATAGTGATAACTGGGAAGTGCTGTAAGTCCTTGATTTTTTAAATAATTGTAATACGTCATATCTGGGTTATATGGTTCAATAAAACAATCTTCCCAATCTTCCATAGGAATGTTTTGAAAGTCACTGTAACTGTTGAAAAACAAGTGTGGTATTTCCTGTTCTTGCAGTTCTTTGTGAAACTGCCAAATCTTTTCATGTTCCTGCTGTTCGCATTTGATCCAGTCTATGCTGGTAACATAGAACTTGTATTTTTCTTTAACCAATTCAGGCCAGTCATCTCCGATACCTCCTGAATTAATTTGCCAGTAAGTGCCATGGTGCAACCATTCTTGTCTTTCGTGTGTGCTCCAACCAATGATAATAGCATCAGGGGTAGTTTCTTTTAGGTACTCCCTAGTGGTACGCAATATACGATCATTGCTACTAGCTGATTCAGCATCGCAATGCAGTATTGCATATAGTTCATTTGCTACCAAACATCCATAACTGGCTCGTTCGTTATCAGGATCAGGTAGACGACCTAAATTATAGTATAAAGAATCATCTTGTGCAAAGCAATAATCATTAACTGCTTCAGCGCCGGCACTGTGGCTGTCACCGTTTACATACAGGATCATGAAACTTCAGTTCTGCCGCCGCCTAAGTCTGTTTGGTTATTTTGCCTAGCACGACCGTCTTGGGACTGATTTGCCTCCCATTGTTCATAGTTTTCTGCTATTACATTTTTACATACCGATTGGAACCAACGATCAACTATAACAGCATCAGTATCTTCTTTTTTCTGTTGATAACCTGACTTGATCAACTTGGCTACAAAGTAATCGTTCCAGTCTAATTCAAATGCACCATTACCTGGATCATCTGGATCAAGTTCAACAGTTAAAACATTTACCCATGGTTCTTTGTTTTCTGTTGCTATTTCCTTATCGGTCTTTTTGGCCTTGGGTGCTTCTTTTTTCTTTTCTGGCTTTTTCTTCTTGAATATATCAAACATCAGTGTCTCCCAGTAAATTGATCTATTTCTTGTTTCCATTGTGGATAAAATTTGCCGTCGTATTCTGGACTACGCCTAGCGTTGTCTAATATACTTGTTGGTTTGGCTATGTGTAGTTTGTTTGCTAAACTACATGACGACCATGTACATTTAGGATCCAACTGTTTATTGCAAATAACACAAATCTTATTCATCTTTTTCCTGTTAACTTCCATACTATAAATTCAGCTTTTGAAACCCAATAAGTTTCACTTGTTTCTTTAGGACCTCTGTAGTTGTAAATGTAGGCTTTACCCCTGTATGCTTTTTTTAAAAATATCCATCGATCACTGAGATAGCATTTTCTTGGCCAAAAGCAAAAAGTTAAAGTCCAATTTTTACATAGACCGAATCCAATATCCTCCCCGAGGTGCCGAAACAAAGGCAAGGGTGGCGGTAACGGCAATTAAGTACCCCACTCGTTCTTGAACAATGGGACCTGTAGGCGGTCACTGTAACGTAATCCATTTCGCATAGCCAAATCAGCTACTGCTCTATTATTTAATCTATATGTGTCTTGATCACCGCCTACAGGCATAAAGTACACAGGTCCATCAAATCCTGCAAGTCTGTATTCTTTTACTGCATCTAATGCTTCTTCTGCATCCTGCTCGTTCTCAATAACAAATTTCAAGTAAGTGTAACCAAAATGACTGTACTCTGCTACAATATCAGGACATATAGCATCTTCCTTCTTT